CACATCGCCGTCCAACGAGTTTTTGTACGGCCTATCACGCCGCAGATTAGACCGGGCGATTATCTCCGCCGTGATAGTAGACGCAAACACCCACGGCGGCATAAGGATCAGCGCGAGCCAGTCAAGAGTGCGCAGACCAGCCAACTACGAATCCGGCCCGGAGGTGACCAATCGTGAATGGACGATCTTTTGCGCCGACTTGGAGTTTGCCGACAATGCATAGGTGATTTAGGAGCTGTTTAGAGGTTCTTTTTTTATACGACAAATTTTTAGGAGGTTGTTTATGAAGAAATTGCAAGCAGTTGGTTTTCGGCAGCAGGAGGTTACGGTTGACGGTGTGACCTATGTAATTCAGAAGATACCGTTTAAGAGTTATCTGGAGATGGAGGACCGCTGTACTAGTAGGTACGGCATTCTTCAAAAGATGCCGTATCTGACGGAGCTTTTTAATCACTGTGTCGTCAGCCCAAAGGTCAGCCTTGCCGATTTCGACGATAACTTCGGTGCGGCCAATGATCTGGCAAACGAGGTCGAAAGGTTTCTTAAATCCAAACCTAAGCAGGACGCAGACCAAGAAGAGAGCCAAGGATAACTTCATCTTCTGGCGGCTGATATTCGACGGCGGCATGAGCAGGCGCGAAGTCTTTGAGATGTATGAGGATGAACTGCTCGAGGCCGATGCCGCGCTGGACTTGTATCATGAAAAAGTGGCGCAAGCAATAAAACAAGGCCGGAAAAAGGGGGGCGGCAAGCGTGTCTGATGTGCAGAGAGATCTGGCTGTATCCGTCAGCGTCGACGTCGCCTCCGCCGCCCGCGGGCTTGACAGACTGGACAGGCGTGTTGATGATGTACGCGACAACACTCTTGGCATGGGTTCAAACCTTGGCAAGATGGGCTCGACATTCGAGACGCAGATGTCGGGGCTGGACAAGAGCTTCACGCTGTGGGAGCGCAACTCCGGTGAGTTTGCTACTACGATGGAGCGCAAGCAACGGCAGATCGGCCTTGTTACGGATAAGGCTTCCCTGCTTGAAAAAGAAATGGACCGCACCACCGGCGAGCTGGTCGGTGTCACAAGGGAGTTCGGCGAAAATTCGGAAGCCGCGGGGCGGCTGCAGAATCAGCTGCTGGATCTGCAAATAAGGCAGGCTGATTATAACAGGGAGCTGAAGAACCTACACAGCTTCGACTGGGCGGCCTTCGACCGTATCGGGCAGGGCTTTACCGATGTCGGCAAGAAGATGACGCTTGGTATCACAACACCGCTGATGGCTGTGGGCGGCCTTGGTCTTAGGACGTTCGTAGACCTCGAGGACAACTGGGCGGGCGTGCAGAAAGTCACATCCGGAACAACCTATGAACTTGAACAGCTGCGGAAGGAAATGCGGTACCTGGTTACGTATGCCAATGTTCCCCTGCCTGTCACCGAAATGTACGGCATTGCGCAGGCGGCGGGGCGTTTGGGCATAGAGCTGGACAATGTAAAGGGTTTTGCCCAAACCACGGCCATGCTGGGTACCGTAACAAACATGACGGCGGAGCAGGCCGCCACAGATATGGCGCAGTTCGCTACGGTCATGCAGATGCCGCAGGAACGCTTTGAACAACTTGGCGCGGTCTTGGTTGGCCTTGGAAACAACATGGCCACCACCGAGAGCGACATCATGCGCATGGGCGCACGCCTCACCGGTGCCGGCAAGACGGTCGGGCTTGCGGAGGCCGAAGTTCTGGGCTTCGCGGCCGCATTTTCATCCCTTGGCATTAACGCCGAAGCCGGCGGCACGGCCTTTACAACAGTCATGCTGTCGATGCAGGATTCCATCTTCAACATGACCACCGAAGGCGACGACCGCCTTAAAACCTTCGCAAGAGTGGCCGGCGTAAGCGCGGACGAGTTCGCCCATAAGTTTGAAACAAACGCTTCCGGCGCGATCATCTCATTTGTCGAAGGTCTGGGAAGTCTGACCGAAGCAGGCTACAACACCAACGAGATCTTCTCCGAGCTGGGCTTTAACGGCGTAAACGTGCAGGACATCCTGCGCCGTGGCGCAGGTGCCGGCTACACCCTGCGAAACGCCATTGAACTGGCGAACACTTCTTGGGAGGAAAACACGGCTCTGACGGAGGCCGCGGGAAAACGTTACGACACCACGGCGGCACAGATTCAGGTGTTCAGGAACCGACTGACACTGCTGAGCGACAAGATCGGGTCAGACCTACAGCACCAATTCCGCGGGCTGATCGACATCGGCAACCGCGCTCTGAGTTGGATGTCAGATCTGGACGACCGTACACGCCGTATAGTCGTAAGCATGGGCATGGTTGCGGCGGGCATCGGGCCGGTGCTTCTTGGTATCGGCGCAGGCATAAAGGTTGTTAAGCAGATGCATGACACCATCGGCCAACTGCAAACAGGTGTGCGCGGATTCAAGGCCGCGTTTGGCGGCGGCAAGGCCATCGGCCTCCTGATGTCGCCCGTGGGCAAGGCCGTTCTTGCTGTTGGCGCGCTTGTTGCCGTTGGTGTTATCCTGCACAGAAACTGGAGCAGGATCGGCGATTGGTTCGAGAACAGATTCCCCGGAGCATTTGAAACCGTTACGAGTGTAATGGACGGGGTTCGCAGCTTCATATCGGACAACATGGGCAGCATCACAGGTGTTTTCAGCGGCTTTACAGACTTCGTGTCAGGCATATTCACAGGAGACTTGGAGCTTGCGTTTGGCGGCCTGGGCGAAGTGTTCGCGGGTGGGTTTGACCTTCTCGGGAACCTTGCCATGCTTGGGTTCGGTGCCATCTTCGGATTCTTTGAAACACTTATCGCGCCGCTTGAGTATCGTTTTCCGTTTGTGTTCGGCGTTCTTTCCGACACGCTGGGCATCTTTAAGGATACTGCCGCCGTTATAATAGGCGGGGCGAAGCAGATCTTCGGCGGGCTTATTGAATTTGTCGCGGGCGTGTTCACGGGAAACTGGGAGCGTGCGTGGGGCGGCGTTGTGGATGTTTTCGGCGGGATATTCGGCTCGCTGGGCGCAGTGGTCAAGGCTCCCATGAACGCCGTCATCAGCATCATAAACCGCGCAATCAGCAACATAAACGGCATAAGTGTGGACATCCCAAGCTGGGTTCCCGGCATCGGCGGCCGCAACTTCGGCGTGGAGATCCCCACGATACCTATGCTTGCCAAGGGTACCCATAATCACGTCGGCGGTCCCGCAATCGTAGGCGAACAGGGGCCGGAGCTGGTGTTTATGCCGCGCGGCTCGCAGGTCATCCCCAACAAGGAATCAATGGGAATGTTGCGTGTTGCGGACAGATCTCCGCAAGTAAGGCACAGCACTACCTCACTCGGAAGATCAAGCAGACCGCAATCTTCCGACGACTACAACATCAACAAGTTTGACGGCAATGCAACAGGCTCTAAACACCGGCCGTCACAGGGTCTGTTTGGCAAGATCGAAATAATCATCCAGAACCTGACCATCGGCGGCGACGTTGATCTGTCCGAAAGTAGGATAACACGAATAAAAGACGAGCTTATTGCCCTGCTCAAGGATGCTTTCGGCGACTTCTGGGAAGATGAGTGGTACAAGCTGAGCCTGAAGTATCCTAACCTTACAGAAACTTAGAAGGAGGCGGACAATGTGGCGATAGCACCCGTTGCGGTGTTGGAGGATGTGCTGCTGGATGTGGTGGAGGCTGACAATCCAAGCCGGACTTATGACGTGACCGACAAAGCCGTGGAGGGCGGCGCGAACATATCTGACCACATGCACGAACGCCCTACTACGTTGACCATTTCCGGGGTGATTGTGGGGGCGGACGCGTCCACCAGACTGTCCAGGATTATACGCTATCAAACCAACAGGCAGCTTGTCAGCTACACAAACCGCGTAATACACACCAACATGGCCATCACCAACATCGACACCAACCACGGCAGGAAGATTGCCAACGGCCTTAGTTTCAGGATACGCATGAAGCATGTGCGCAGAGCCGCGCCCATGTTTGCGGAGATAACCGGGGTGCCTCCGTCGGTCGCCACAAAGGCAGCCCATACGCAACATGCCGGGACACAACAGCTTGCACAGACGGACAAGCAGGCCAACAACAAGGAAGCCGACGCAAGGCTGGCGTACAAATCACGTAACTGGGCAGAGGCAAGCATTTCGGAATAGGGGTGGGGCTGTGGCTGATTATCAGTTTGTTCCGATACGGAAGGTCATGATTCCGTATGGGTTTGACATAGTGCTTGGCGGCAGAACATTCGGCTTTGACGTTAAGTACAATGCCATGCGAGACTTCTTTACCATCAACTTACTCCGCAACGACAGTTATGTCGTTATCGGCGAGAAAGTCGTCTACGGGCGGGCTCTGTTCTTGAACCAGCAGCACCTTGATGTTCCAAGGGTGCCGATCATCCCCTATGATCTGTCATTGGGGGAGGATCGTGTTACGTGGGATAATCTTGGGGTGACGGTGTTCCTGTGGCTGCCGAACGGAGGGCTTTCGGATGTCTGATTCCTGGATACGGCAGTGTGAGATAATCGCAGGCGGCAGACGTTTTGGCGGTGATGCCCTTGACGTTGAGTTTAGTGTACCGTTCGATGATGACGAAGAGCCTGATATCGCAACGGCAACGATCTACAACCTGGCCGAAAGTTCGGTCAACTCTATCCGCAAGGATCAGAGCGTCATCATCAACGCGGGGTACAGGGGTGATGTCGGCACGATCTTCAAGGGTACGCTGCAAAAGACCGCCACGCGCTGGGTTGGTGTCGACAAGGTTACGGAGCTGACCGTCGGCGACGGGTCGTTGCAGTGGCAGACCAAGCACGTCAGCGAAGCCTACGGCGAAGGGATCACAGCTTCGGCCATACTTGGAGACCTTACGGGCAGGTTCGGCCTCGAACTTGGGCGGCTGGAGCTTGTGAACGACCTGACATACCCCACGGGGCGCATTATCGACGCTATGCTCAAGGACGCGGTTACGCAGATTGTGCGTGAGTGCGGTACCGAGTTCAAGATATCTAAGGGGCGCATCTTCATCATGCCCACGAGCGCGGGAAACCCCACGGGCTTCGTGCTGAACAAGGACACCGGCCTGATCGGCAGCCCCGAGGTGTTCGAGAAGGAAGAGGACGGCGCAACCTACAAAGGCTTCAAGGCAAGGATGCTGCTTAATCACCGCATCACGGTTGACAGCATCATACAAGTGCAGAGCCGTACGGCCAACGGCACGTACAGAGTGCTGAAAGGCCGCCACAGGTGCAGCCGCAGCGACTACTTAACCGAGATCGAGGTGATGGGATAATGGCCTATGCAGACAAGCTCCTGCGGCAGATTTTCGAGGAACACCTGAACAACCTTCATACTTCAATGCCCTGTGAAGTTGTTGAGTACTATCCCGACGAGCTGAAAGCTGATGTGCAGCCGCTGTTCAAGCGCAGAAAAGGCGGGCAGACCATGGACTATCCCATGATCGAAAAGGTGCCGGTGGTCAAGAGTTTGGTCATGTGCGCAGACCCGCAGGGTGAGTGCGAGTGCGGCCATTACTTTGAGCTGGAGCCGGGTCAGGAAGTGCTGGTTTTCTTTGCCGAACGCGCGCTGGACTTTGCGGGAGACCGCCGGCACGACATGAGGGACGCTCTGGTCGTCGCGGTGATAAAGTGACCGGGCGCACATTCCTGCTGCACGACGGCGACATAACCTTCGACACCGACAAGAACATCATGTTCGTATACGGCGACGACGAGATTGCCCAAGCACTGGAACGAGCCTTCACCACCAACGCGGGGGAATGGTTTCTGAACGAGAATCACGGCCTGCGATACCCCGACATACAGGGCAAGAACGGCCTACGGGATGAGATTGTGCAGATGGCTGTAATCAAGACAGCACTGCAGGATGCCAGGGTACGCGAAGTCATAAGCATTGATATTCAGCGAGACACGGCAAACCGCACGATAGACATAATGTTCACTTGCAGAGTAGACACCGGTGCGACTATCACCGTGCTGTTCAGATTTAACTGATATACGGAACGCCAAGAACATTTTCATCTGCGGAGCCGATTCCGCGATGCTTCACCGCGGAACTCGGCGACAGCAGATGGAATATGTTTCTGAGCTTCCGTATAACCGAAAAGAGGTGAAGAGGCGTGGCGGACTACGGACTGACACGGCAAGGTTTTAAGCGCAAGCCATATACACAGCTTATCATAGACAAGATCGAGCGTGCAAGAGATTTGTTTGGCGAAGACATCGAAGTTTCTGACCGAAGTCCGCTGGGTCTCTACATACAGTCCGAGGCGTGGGAGGAGTCCAAGCTTTGGGACGAGATGGAGAACGTGTATTTTTCGGCATTTATAGATGATGCCGAAGGGAAGCAGCTGGACGGGCTTGTTAAGTATATCGGGCTTTTCAGGCGGCCTGCCCTCCACGCCATTGGCTACGTAAAGATCACAGGCCGCGCAGGCAGGGTTGTTGAGCAGGGTACACGGGTTCGCACGGAGAGCAGTATTGTGTTTCGGGTGACGGGAAGCGTATCCGTCAGTGCCGAAGGGCTGATTATGTTGACGGAAGGCGACGTAGTGCTGGATCATAACGGCTTCGGCCTTGCGGGGATACAGGCCGCGGAGCGCGGGCGAACCGGAAACGTAACCGGCGGCAGGATAGACCGTCTGTTCCACCCTGCCCAAGGCATACACACCATCACCAACCCGGAGCGCACAAGCGGCGGCTTGGAGATCGAAACGGACGAAGAACTGCGCGACCGTTACTACCGTTCGCTGTCGCGCAAGGGCAAGGCCACAAGAGCCGCCATCGAAGCGGCGATCTTGGAATTGCCGACCGTAAAGGATGCCCTTGTGCTTGAAAACATTACCATGGAAGTTGACGAGTACGGCATACCGCCGAAGAGTGTGGCACCGTTTGTGTTCGACGGCAATCCGCAGCAGATTGCCGAAGCGGTGCTGGCTACGAAGTCCGCAGGGATACAGAGCTACGGCAGTATACTGATATCCATTAACGACAGTCGCGGTTATCCGCACAAGATCGGATATACACGGGCTTCCGATGTCAAGGCCTATGTTGATGTAACCTTGGTGCGCAACGCAATGTTCAGACCGGGTTATGAGAATGTCATACGGACGGCCGTTATACGCTATATCGGCGGCTTGGACACGGACGGCACAGAGTTCCGCGGCCTTGGCCTTGGGCAGAGCATTGTACACTCAAGGCTGGTCGCGCTTACCTACGACCAAGGCATTACCGACGCTGTTGTGAAGGTGAGTATCGACGGCGAAAATTGGGTGGAGAGCAATATAGATCTGCCCATTATGCAGATCGCCGTCACGGACTACACAAGGGTGGTGGTTAAGTGATTGTTCATGAGCTTAACATGCAGGAGCTTGAGCATCCGTCAAGGTATCTCACCGATAACTACAAGAGAGACGAAGGTTCCAACAACTACAAGATTCTCGACCTTGGCCACCGCGAGCATGTCGAGATAATGCGTAATATACGCCTGATTGAAGCTTGGCGCGACATGGACAACGCCGAGGGTTTCACTCTGGACAAGATCGGCAAGAACGTTCTGGAACTGCGTAACGGCAGGGATGATGTCGCCTACCGTAAGGCGATCAAGATAAAGATCCGCGGCAACATCAGCGCGGGGTTGGTGGAGGACTTGAACGTGGTCGCCGATATCCTGTTCGGCGACAGCTTCATATCGGTTTCGGACACTTGGCACCAAGAGTTGTATGACTTTGAGCCTGCCGGTGTTACTCTGCACTTGCATGAGCTTGGCGGGCTTGATTTTGAGCGCGGCGCGGTGTTTTGGCGTGACATTGCTTTTTTGAACGACATAATGGCCGGCGGTGTGGGGCTTCGTACCAGGCATACGACAGAGCATAATGTTGGAGTGTACCACGCGGCGGGGTTAAGCGCGTTGTTGAGTGAATACATCATCTGCGACGAAACCCCGATAGCGGCTGACATTTACAGCTACCACGCGGCGGGCTTATCGGCCGTGAGCCGCGAGTTTATCATAACCGACACAGAACCTATTACGGGCGATGTAACCGACTACAGCGCGGTAGGATTGATCGAGTTTGGAAGGGAGGTACACCACGAATGAGCGGAAACATTCACATGGCGTTGACGGCCAAGGGGCAGGCTCTTAACGCAAAGATTCAGAAGGGTGACGGCACGGTGCCGCTTGAGATAACGCGGATAGTCACTGCATCTGGTTACAGCGAGGATCCTCTGAACCTTGAGGATGTGGTGGACATGCGGCAGACCGCAACCATCACGGAGCGCAAGACCTTCGGCGTACGCGCGTCCGTAACCGTTATTTTGAGCAACCAGGGCAACCCTTCGGCGGGCGAAGAGCCTCTGCGCGAAGGTTACGAGCTGCGCCAGATCGGCTGTTTTGCCATAGACCCCGACGATGGCGAGATCCTCTACCGCATAAGCCAGTTCGAACGTCCAAACTGGATCCCCGCGGCTTCGGAGATGGGCTGGACGGTTAATCCGACGTGGAACTTTGTCACGGGCAACGCCAAGGACGTTATCGTGCAGATCGACCCCAAGGGGCTGGCCACGCGGGAGAATGTCTGGAACAGCGTGGAGCTGTCCGACAGGGATGTGCCTGATTTCGGGGTGCGCACGCACTACCGCATAGTGCGGGAGGTTGCGGACTACGTGCTACGGAGCTTTGGGCAAGGTGCGGAGCGGCCTGTATATGTGCCGGTACAGGGCTTGCTTGATGTTGATGGTGTGAGCGTTCAAAAGGCAGTGCTTCAATTGGGCGACGGCAGCACCGTGCCGCTAAGCTTGCATATTAATCGGGAGGGATAAGGACATGGAGACAGCAAGATTAGGCTGGGGCGATCCGTTCAGGCCTGTGGCGTTAAGTGCCGCGCCTGTGCCGTTCGGAGGCATGGCAAACGTGGATCTGAATGACCTTCGCGCGCACAACACATTTGTGCTGGGAACGTTGCGGACAGATACATTGAACCGCCCGCCGCAGATTCCCACGGGAACGGTGTGTATGCTGGAGATTCTCACAGGCGGCACAAACCGCACACTACAGCGCATTACCACCATGGAGGCACCGATAAGGGTCGTGCTGAGGGCAGCCAACGGAGCGTCGTGGACGGATTGGATCGAACCGGCCTTCGCGGCGGCTGAATAGCATTACGGAGGTGTGATATGAGCGAATTTGCAGGAGCGTATATAAGCGAAATAAGGGTCTTGTGCGACCCGACCAACCCTAGCGGCACCCACAAGGTTGTCCTGCCCGTGACATCTGTGGAGGCAGTGTTCGATACGCAGACAGGCCAAAGCCTTACCGAAGTACTGCGGCAGCTGGTTTCATCCGACACCGAAGTCATCGACAACCTGACATCCTCCAGCGCGGTTGCGGCCTTGTCGGCCAACCAAGGCAGGGTTCTCAAGCTGATGGTCAACTCGCTAGACGAGAAGCTCAACAGCCTTACGGGCTTCAACATCACCGGTGCCGTAGATAGGTTTGCCGACTTACCCGATCCGTTGGGGCTTCCCTCCGGCACCATCTACCTTGTGCGCACGGACGAGACCCGCGGCAATGTTACGGCGATCTATGAGGTTAATTCTTCGCAGGCGTGGGTGTTCCTTGCCGAGTTTACGATAAACTTAGAGGGCTATGTCACCACGGTGATGCTGGATATCGCCATCCAGAACGTACTCAGCACCTTGGAACAAGTTGTGCTGACCCGTGCGCCCGCAAGCACGGCCTTAAGTACTGCACAGTGGACAAATGCCCGTGCGGCGTTGCTGGATAGGTTGGACGCGACAATCAGCAGCCGTGCGGCGGCAAGCACAGCGTTGAGTGCTGCCGTATGGACAAATGCCCGTGCGGCGTTGCTGGATAGGCTGGCCAACTTTCCTGCTAGTGGAGGGGTGGGGATAAATGTTTCTGTTCAGAGAGGGGTTGGGAGCTTCCCTATATCACACACTAATGGTATGCAGGTTGCTTATAGTCAGAGAGCCTCTATATCAATCGGAACAATTGTGCCTTCACGCTCACTTGTCATTGTTACAGGTCCTCAAACTCCGATATCAGGCCTAGCTGGTATGAGGGAATCTGACGGTGTACCTGTTGGCGTTGTTTCACTGCAAGCTCAAACGCTCACAGTAAGCATAGGTGAAGGGAGATTTCAACATCCTGATAGTGTTTTTTTCTCGTGGGTGCTTCCAAAATTTTCGTGGGAAATAATAACATTTACTTAATTGAGAGGTGACACATGCCAAATTACGCGCAATTGCACAGGAATGCTAATGGAGATAGTTACGTACTTGCAGTAACCGCCACAACCGGCATTGTAGATAATTCCAACATGATAGAAATCAACGAGTGCGACGGGAGCTTACTGGGATGTCTCTACCAAGACGGCAAGTTCATCTCTATGGAACACTTCGCAAGTTTGGACGCGGACAGCATAGTGACAGAAATCGTCACGCACCCAAGCAATGCGCCTGTGCCGCGCAGTTTGCAGGGCATGGTCAAGGTTGGCCGGCATGAGGCGTACTCGCTGATCGGCTGCAAGTACGTTGACGGCGAGTTCATCCGCACAGACCCGCAGAAGGAGCAGCTGGACAAGATTCAGGCCATGCTGGAGCAGCTGCTGGGCAGGCAGTCGTAGTTCAAAATAAGGAGGTAGATGCGGTATGGATGTACGAGAACTTATTGTATCAGAAGTTCGCAGGGAGGTTCAGGAGGCTTTGAGCGAGATGCCGGGCGCGGCAAAGCCTGTGAAAATTACGCCAAGCAAGGCCGAAAAACCTACTGACGTATGCAAGGTATTGATGTGGTTGTTCACCGGCGTGTTCCTTGTTACACATGTGATGTCGGCGGTCTCATGGCTTGCGTTCGGCGAAGTGCCGCATGAGCTGTTCAGCAATATCTGGCTGCCGTACGGTATTGCGCTATCGGCCTATTACGGCAAGGATGCGTATGAGCAGTGCAACAGGACACAGAGGCCGGGTGATTGGCAGTGATACAAAAGTATGTTGGTTGGTGAGCAGTAGCTTCAACAGGAGTACGGCGATGGGTCTCCCTTACTGCTGTACTCCTGTCATCAACTTAACCATAAAAAGTCGGTAAACACCTTCTAAAACAAAAAAGAAAAAAGAAAAAACAACAAAGAAAAAAGCTATCAATATTTATTTCGAGGAGTGATTCCGATATGAATAGCTTTATTTCTTGGATGGGCGGCAAGAAGCTGCTCAGAAATGCAATATGCGAATGTTTCCCTGCGTCAGGCGTGGAGAAGTATGTTGAGGTGTTCGGCGGTGCCGCGTGGATTTTGTTTCATAGGGACAAACACGCCAAGCTGGAGGTTTACAACGACATCAACAGCAGCTTGGTCAATCTCTTCAAGTGCGTGAAGCATCATCCGAACGCGATAAAGGAAGAGTTGGAGAATGTGCTGTATTCCCGCGTAACATATTCCGAATTTATGGATCTGCACAGGAACTCTGCGCTGACAGACATCCAACGTGCCGCAATGTATTTCTACATCATCAGGGCAAGCTTTGGTTCGAAGATATCGAGCTTTGGCGCGAAATCAAGAGATATTACCGATGCAGAGTATCTTTCGGTGATCAAGGAGCGGCTAAAGAGAGTGGTGATCGAAAACAAAAGCTTTGAGAGCTTGATCAAGCAATATGATCGCCCACACACGCTTTTCTACTGCGATCCGCCGTATTTTGGCACTGAGCGGTACTACGATCATGGCGGTTCAGACTTTGTTCGAGATTCTCATATCAAGTTGGCTGATATCCTGCGTAATATTAAGGGTCGTTGCGTTGTCTCCTATAACGATGACGAATTCATTCGCAGGCTCTATGAAGGGTTCGATATCGAAGAGGTAAGCCGGCAAAACAACCTAAGCCCACACAATGGTCAAGAAGCGTACAGAGAGTTGTTGATCAAGAACTACTAAGCTTCTTTTTTTGCGGTTGAAATTACCTATTTCGCACGACTATTACAGAATTTATTCAGAATCACCTGTTACCCATTTAGTTTTATTATTACGTTTCTACATAACTATTACGAAAATCGTTAGTATAATCCCAAGTAAGCAACGCTGGGAGGATTCTATGTATGATAAAGATTCACTTGTCACGGCTACTGGGAGAACTGCGCATAAACCAAGCGGAGCTATCCAAAAAAACAGAAATACGAGCAGCAACCATCAACGAAATGTACCACGAACTGATCGAGCGTGTAAACCTTGATTACCTTAGCCGCATTTGCGAAGCCCTAGACTGTGAAGTCTCAGACATCTTGGAATACATACCTGACGACGAGGCCGAACGAGCCAGAAAAGCAAACAGAAACAAGGAAAATAATAACAAAATTTAGCACCTATTTATAGACCGTTTACGAAGTAAAAGCCGTCAAGTTTTTGACGGCTTTCTAAGCTTGATTAATTCTCATTGTTCATGCACAAAATTCACATTATTCATGAACGCTTACA